GGGTTCAAGGAGTTTGCCAAACAAGCGGGTAACGCTAAGAAGAGACTAGATGAGTCCGCTATCTGCGTAGTGTATGTAACAGAGGATGGGAAGTGGTTTGTTGAGAAGATCATCCACGGAAGATGGGATATTCGAACGACTGCTGTGAACATCTTGATGGCTATTCGGGACTACAAGCCTTTGAGTATTGGGATTGAGAGGGGAGCACTGAAGAACGCTGTTTTGCCCTATTTGAGCGACTTAATGAGAAAAAGTAACATCTATGCCCATATTATTGATTTAACGCATGGGAATAGGAAAAAAGCAGATAGAATTATCTGGGCATTGCAAGGAAGGTTTGAACATGGCAGAATCACGCTTAATTCGGAAGAGAATTGGGATGATTTTGTTGACCAACTTCTAATGTTTCCCGCACAGGGAGTTCACGATGACCTTCCTGATGCGCTTAGTTATATAGATCAGTTGGCTGTAACTTCATACTTTCAAGAAGATGAAGAAGATGAATGGCAGCCCGTGGACATAATTTCAGGAGTATAAAAATGGGTAAACGTATTGACTATGTAAGTGAAAAGTTCAAAACTGCTGACACTCTTAGTGGTATGTATAGCGGTGGTGGAGCGCCTGAGAATGTCAAACAAGGGTATCAGAAAGCATATAAAGAAGCCCTTGATGCTCAGTCTACTTCTGAAAAAGTAGGCGCTGGTCGTGGAATGGTTAATCCTCCATTGGCAAATAGCCGTGAGCAATATGAAAATGAACGTGCGGCTGGTGATCCAAACGCCTTACGACTTTCCTTCTCAGAGTGGCAAAAACTTTAAGGTTAATCATGGAATTTCAAGAGCCAACAGATTCAGACAAAGAGATAGTTCAATTCGTTGTCAACCATTGTGATAGATGGAGAGACTGGCGAAACACTAATTACTTATCTGATTGGCTGGAGTACGAGCGCATCTTTACGGGTGAGTGGGACATCCAAGACAAGACCCGTGACTCCGAGAGAAGCCGAATTGTCACCCCCGCTACCCAACAAGCCGTAGAAACCCGTCACGCTGAGATCATTGAGGCTATCTTTGGTCAGGGTGAGTTCTTTGACATTGAAGACGATATTCGTGATGTAAACAACAATCCATTGGATGTAGCCGCTATCAAGGCTCAACTGATGGAAGACTTCAAAGTAGACAAGATTCGTAAGTCCATTGACCAGATTGAGCTGATGGCAGAAATCTATGGTACTGGCATTGGTGAGATTGTTGTCAAAACAGAGAAGATTTACGTTCCTTCTACCCAACCAATACCTGGTCAAGTCGGTCAAGCCGCCATTGGTGTGATGGAAAAAGACAGGATTGCAGTCAAGATTGTTCCTGTTAACCCTAAGAACTTCTTGTTCGACCCTAATGGGACTTCTATTGATGACTGTATGGGTGTGGCTGTTGAGAAGTATGTCTCTATCCACAAGATCGTTAAAGGTCAAGAAGAAGGTATCTATCGTAAGGTAGCTATCGGTACTGACTCAGACGACACAGACTTAGAGCCTACCCAAGAGGTAAGCCAGTTCCAAGACGATAAAGTTAAGTTGTTAACTTACTACGGCTTAGTCCCTAGAGAGTACATTGAACAACTAGAGAATGAAGAAGAAGTAGAAGACTTATTCCCTGAAGACTCTATCCAAGATGACTATTCTGACTTGGTAGAGGCTATTATCGTTATCGCTAACGATGGTGTTCTCTTGAAAGCAGAGAAGAACCCATACATGATGAAAGATAGGCCAATTCTGGCTTATCAAGACGATACAGTTCCTAACAGACTTCTCGGTAGAGGTACTGTAGAGAAGGCTTACAACTCTCAAAAGGCTATTGACGCACAGATTCGTTCACATTTGGACTCTCTGGCGTTGACTACAAGCCCTATGATTGCAATGGATGCCACGAGACTTCCACGAGGTGCTAAGTTTGAGGTAAAGCCAGGCAAGGCAATCCTGACAAACGGCAACCCCGCAGAGATTTTGTTCCCCTTCAAGTTCGGAAATACCGATTCTGGGAACATAACAACTGCCAAAGAGTTCGAGAGAATGCTTCTTCAGGCTACTGGTACGCTAGATTCACAGGGAATGGTCTCTGCTGTGTCTAGGGACTCGAATCAAGGTGGTATCTCAATGGCTGTGGCTTCTATTATCAAGAAGTACAAGCGTACATTGGTGAACTTTCAAGAGGATTTCTTGATTCCTTTCATCAACAAGGCTGCCTTTCGGTATATGCAGTTCGACCCTGAGAGGTATCCTACTGTTGACATGAAGTTTATCCCGACTGCTGCTCTAGGGATTATTGCTCGTGAGCATGAACAACAACAGTTCATCTCCTTGCTTCAGACTCTTGGCCCGAATACACCTGTTTTGCCTGTTATTCTTAAAGGAATCATGGCTAATTCGTCTTTGTCTAACAGATATGAGTTGATTCAGATGTTGGATGAGATGTCTAAGCCTGATCCACAAGCACAGCAGATGCAACAAGCACAGGCTCAGTTGGCTATGCAGTCTGCTCAAGCTCAGATTGCTGTTCAGACTACCCAAGCAGAGCAAAATCGTGCTGAAGCGCAAAAATTGATGACTGAAGCGCAATTGATGCCTCAAGAACTACAGGCTAAAGTGCTTTCTAGTACAACTAAGAACCTTCCTACGGGTGGAGAGCCTGCTGAGTTTGACAAGCGGGTAAAGATTGCTGAGTTGATGCTCAAAGAGGCTGACATTAAGAACAAATCTAAGATTGTTGAGATGCAGATGTCGGATAAGATGGAGAAAGCGTTTCTTGATCGCATCACTTCGGAATTGAAATAATGGAACTGCTGAAAAACCTTGAAGGAATGTCTGCTGATGAGCAGATGAGTGCCGTTGTGGAGCTTCAAAAAGCCGCCATGAAGACGCTAGAAGAGCAAAAGCAAGTCTCTATCGGTAAGAGTGCTGAGATGGTGATTCTTGGTTTAAAGAAGATTAAAGCCGACTTTGAAGCCAAGTTTGACTCTCTGAACTACGACATTCAGACCAAAGTTGCTAACCTGAAAGACGGACAACAAGGACTTCAAGGTCAAAAGGGTGAGCAAGGCGACCGAGGACTAGATGGTGCTCAAGGAAGAGATGGAAAGTCTGGTTTAGATGGTAAAGATGGATTAGACGGAAAAGACGGAATTAGCGTCCAAGATGCCAAGATTGACTTTGATGGCAGTCTAGTCATTACTTTATCTGATGGCAGAGAAATCAACGTAGGCGAGGTAGTTCCTGTTGATGTTGCACAGACAATCCATAAGATTCAAAGTGGATCAGGTGGTGACTCTCAGACAACTTTAAACGCCATTGCTGCCCTACAAGCCACGATTGCCACTTACGGCACGATGGCTCTTCAGAACGCCAACAGCGTAGCCATCACAGGCGGCACGATTGACAACACAGTCATTGGCGGCACAACCCCTGCGGCTGGTACGTTTACTACGCTTACTGCTACTGGACAGACTTCTTTAGGTGGTGTTGTAAATGAGGAATCATTAAGAGTATTAACCCCATCGGCAACGACATTTGCTTATTTGGGTGTGCAGGGGATAAGTTCTTCGACTGTACAACTTAGGTCGTTTACAAAGGGAGCTACAGGTAGTTTTACTTTTACTTCGTCTGGTGCGGGGTTTCACGCATTTACTACAAACGGGTCAACTTCAACAGAACAGATGCGAGTATCCCACACCGCATCAGCAGTCAATTACGTTCAGGCTACAGGTGCGACAACAGGCTCAGGGCCAACGATAAGCGCACAGGGAAGTGATACCAACGTAAATCTGTTTGTAAATCCAAAAGGAACGGGTGCTCTTGTTGTTAACCCGTCTGGTGGCTATCAATTTACAGTCGTCAATACTTCATCTTCTGTTAATTGGTTAGAAGCAAAAGGCGGTGCTACTGGCTCTGGCCCACAAATTTCAGCCGTAGGTACAGATACAAATATAGACTTAAACGTGACTGCTAAAGGTACTGGCGGTGCAAGGTTCAATGTTGGTAATGGAGTTAAATACACATATTTATCTTCTGATGCCGCAAACAACACACAACTTATTGGTGCTGTAGGTGGCAATTTAGGTATTTATTCAACTAGTGCTGGAAGCATTCGTTTTTATACAACTACAGGATTGGCTGAAGAACAATTAAGAATTTCTCAAACAGCCT